TAAAGCCGAAGCTATATTTAGTATGCCTAACTTGTCGCTCATTGCCAAAAGCGAAACATAAGATAGCATTGTCTCCTGATTTTAGACCCTATTCTTATGATACTACAGGTAATTATAAAATTGAGCTATAACAATATAAATCGCTATGGCTCATCAATGCTTTAAGCATTAGGGTTGGCGATGTTGTCTAACTCCGTTAGAACTCCATCAATAATGACTAACTGATACATAATGTTATAAGTAATTATGTTATTATTAAACTAAAAGATTATTTCTTCATCATAATAGATCCATTCTAGATGTTCACAGCGCTATCACCTGCGTGAAGATCCTTACTATTATGATGAAGACAGAAAGAGAAAAGAGTGTCAGATAACTAACACTCGTGTGGTACGCATCATTTGATACGCACCACCTTGCCCACGACACGACCATCGTACTCCTGTGGGATGATGTCCAACTCGTCGCTCCAATCCTCCTTGGACTTGCCGTACTGCTCAGCTTTCGCTTGAGTAACACCGTCCAAGACGAACTCGAATCCCGTTAGACATTGAGAAGCCACGACTTCATCTCCCGTGACTTTAGAGAACATCAACATTCGCGTGCCCTTAGAGGATTCAACAAAACGTTGGAATTTAATCTTTGCTTTTTTAGCTTTTGCCATAATTGAAAATTGAACGTAGGGAATGGTTTGCCCCCGCTCACTTTCAACCCAGGTCGTTGACTGTGCTAGTTACCACTCTTACAAAATTTTATAGCTCATATAAAAATACGGGGGGTATATTCACCAATTAGAAAAAGACTACCAAATAAGAATAAGTGTAAAAAATAAAATATCAGGCTATAGACTAGACTACTACTGACACACAGAGGATTTAGGGTGGTACTAAAAATAGTACCTAAAACGCCCTATAGGTACTAAAAATAGTACTTTTGTACTAGTTATTGTAATATATTTATAATATCTTTGTACTATGGGAAACAGAATAATTAAGAAGCGCAGTACTAAGAAACAACAGTTTGATGTGGGTAAGTATGTAAACGCAGAGACTGGTGAATTATTATCATCAGAACTTGGTAAAGATAAGATGTCAGTTAATATAACAGAAGAAGGAGAGATGGTAGTCATTACTTCTGACGATTATATTGTACTAGATGCTAAAACAGTTAAGTATTTATCTAATGAGTTATCACGTACAGAGATTAATTCTATGCTTATGATGGCTACAGATCTTAAAACGCCTCTAAATATAGTGTGGAATGGCTCACAGCCTCATAGCAATAAGTCACTACAGAAGTTTTTAAACTATAGTTCTAAGGCTATGTTTCTAAAGTTACTTAGTAAGCTTATGAAAGTAGGAGTAATCTATCAGCTTAAAGGAAAAATTAGAGATGAGGTTAGAGTAATCTACATGTTAAACCCATACATAGCTAGAAAAAGAAAAACCATCGATAAAGAAGTATTTAATGTATTTCATCCTTTTATATAAATATTATAATAATTAATAATATTGTACAAGTTATTATAAAATTATTATATTTGCGTTATGATATGTGTTAGCCTAGATACTAATGACAGTATTCTTCTAAAGTCTAAAGACAGAAGTTTCCATGCATTATTCTATATAATACGACAAATGCCTAATGAGGTTTGGTACAGTGACGGTGTAAACAAACAAGAGATCTGTGACGAGTTGAATATCTCTAGAGCTGCTCTTGAAAAGATGTTAAGCTCATTGACTGAAAGAAAACTGCTAGTTAAGATATCAAGAGGCAAATACACATTATCAGATGAATTAAAAGAGGATTACTGATGGAAATTGGAGAATTAAGGTCAGAGGATCTGGGAGAAATATTAGAAAAGTCACGGGTCTTAGAAGATAGATTTAAGGATTATTGTAGACAGCAGAATAAATTCTTTTATTCTAAATTATTCTTAGGCCCTGACAAAGTAATAATGAAATGTTATTTAATAAACAATGAAGACAGCAGAGAAATTAAAAGTAGCTAAAGAATTATTAGCTACAGCTTTTGTAGTAGCATCAGAAAAATCTACAGCTTCAGGACTTACGTTTAAGTATAAGTCATATCCTGAAGAAATAAAAGAAGAAAAACATATATTTAAAGCATGGCATGTAGACATCATAGTTGCTGAACTCGGTCACGGTGAAAGAACTGTACAACAGTTTAGATTACCTAGACCAAATAACATAGATGCAAAGACTATGGAGTACCATGCAATTATAGAAGTACTTGCTACTCTTACACAGGGAGCGCTTATTACTTGGTATGAAGTAGCTAAGATGCTTGCTACTGATAAAGAAATGCAGAAAACAATTATTCATGAAGCAACGAAAGGTCCTATCATTACCGACAAATAATAAAATTATATATCGTCAGATATTGGCGTTTATGAATTTTATGCTTGGACTTACTCCCCAGGAGCGAGATGTATTAGCTGAACTGATAAGTTTAAATAACGAATACGAAGCACTGCCTGAAGAGAAACGAGCTAAGTTTATTTTGTCTACTGATGTACGTAAAGAGATCAGAGAAGATTTAGGCATTGCTGAAAAACAATTTAATGTAATCATATCTAAGCTTAGAAAGAAGACTATGTTTAATAAGCCGTTAATAGACGATAAAAACATATTACATCCTGAGCTGAGATATAAACCTGATACTGATGGCTATCGAATTGAAGTGAATTTAGTTATGACTGCTAATCCTCCTAAAGAAGAAAAGCCTGTTATTAAAGAAAAAGAAAAGAAAGAAGAGGTAAAGCCTCCTAAAGAATATAAACATGATGCTTCTAAAGCACCTGTAGTGGAAGAACAAGAATTTGATTTTACTATCGAGATCCCTGATGAATAAACAAAAAGAGATTTTAAAAAAGATAGCAGCTGCTCACGGTATAAAAGTTTCCCAGGCAGAAGAAATATGGAACTTATTAGGTTCTAAAATATCAGAGGTAATTAGTAGCGATCATAAGACAGAAGGATTATTTGATGAGAACAAGTTTCCTATAATACACATAGATAACTTTGGAAAGTTTGTTCCTAATAAAAGAAAAATAAATCATGCAAACTATTGCATAAAAAAGAAACAAAATGAATCTAACACTTGAAGTAGTTGTAGACAATAAATTAATGTTAGTGACTTTCTATAAAATAGATGCATTAGCTAAACATCATAATGGAAGTTCTATTATAATTTTAGGAAGTAGAGAATATCATTCTGAAGTTCCTTATAACGAGATGTGGGAAAAGCTTAAGAAATTAAATTATGAAAGCACTATACGAAAATAATTTCTGGGACATGTATCCTGAGTTAAAAATCATTAAAGAGTTTAATGAAATATATACAAAAGATAAATCTAAGTCTAAATCTAATAGCTCACGATTAATGTGGGCTATTGACTTTGCACACAATCCTGAATCAAAGTTTTTTAATATACCTGATAAGTTAGATATAATTAAAAAAGATTTTCTTAAAGATCCCAAATTTAAATGGGAAGATGTGACTGACGTAGTAGACTTATACAAATCTATGGTCCTTTCAGATGCAGAGCGAGCATTAGTTAATTGGAACGAAATAATGACGATGAGAGATAAGTCACTAAAGAAACTATACAAACAAGCTTTAGATGTACAACATATAGCAGAAGTCGACACAAAAATTTTAAAAGAAATAGATACTATGTTGGCTAATACAGCTAAGTTATTTGATGATTATAAAAAGATTAAAAAAGATTACGAAGAAGAAAAAATAACCAAGAAAGGAAAGAATATAGTATCTTTAACTGAATCAGGAGAAATATAGTTATGGATAACATTTGGGAAAATAAACAAAAAATATTATCAGGAATTAAAAACCTGATATTAAAAAATGAATTTATAGAAGAAGTAGCTGAGGCTAGAAATACTATCTGCTCAGACTGTGAACATAAGTCTACAAACTGTGCAGCTCTTATTTCTTCTTGTTGTTCAATCTGTGGATGTTCTTTAAAATTTAAAACACGCTCATTAGAATCTTCTTGTCCAATAGATAAATGGCCAGCATTAAATGATAAACAATAAGAACTTTAGATTAGATGAGATACCACAATTCCATCCTATACTAGAACATTATGAGAGACTTTCATTTTGGAAAGAAGAAAAACGTAAATGTATAGAAGGATATTGGCAACAAGGCAAATGGATGCCTGGGCCGCTATACTATTACATAAATTTCCATAACATACAATTTGAAGATGATTCATCTGTATCGCAAGCATTTGGCTTACCGTTCTTACGTGATATAGATTGGGAACTATTTTTAATCTACGAAGAATGCCGAGGATTCTCAGGCTTTACTAATGACAAGAAATATACATGTGATCGTAAATACGGTCCTGAAAAAGAATTAGCTCTTAAGCTACAACGTATAACTAAAGAAGAATTAAAGAAACTAGAATACGTACCTGCACGAGAATATCTTAGAAAGAACCACGGTAAGAATCTAGGAAAGCCTCTGTATAAAAATTCTGCAAAACACTTTATAAGTATCCAGGCACGGGGATCTGGTAAGAGTTATTCGACATCGGGGATAGCCAACCATAATTTTTTATTTGATGGGGCTACAGATTATAACGATTATTTAGCTAGAAAGAAAACTAAAAACTTTTTAGCATCTGATACAATTATTGGGGCTATTGATACTAAGTATTCGATACCTCTTATGAAAAAAGTTACAACTGCATTAGATTTATTAGCGGGAGATTTTCAACTAGGAGACGAATATTATCCGTCGCCACTATCAATATCTCACACAGGTTCTTTTATGGCTAACAGAGAAGCAACTACAAGAACAGGCTCTGTGATGCGACATCGTACATTTAAAGATAACCCGCTAGCAGCTAACGGAACACGGCCTAACTTAGTAGCACTAGATGAGGTTGGTTTCATGTATAATATAAAAGAATCTTGGGGAGCAATTGAAGCAACACAAGCATCTAAAGCAAAAAAGAATCTTGTAATATGGGCCCTAGGGACAGGAGGATTAGTATCTGGAAAAGCTGCACTATACGCAGAAACTATATTTAGAAATCCTCATGATTACAATTGCGTAGAGTTTGAGGACATATTTGAAAATAGAGGAACTATAGGATACTTTGTACCATACTCTCTAACACTCAATGAATTTAAAAAAGGCCCTAACCTTATTACTAATGAAGAGCTGTCTAGAGTATTTATAGAAAGTAAAAGAGACGTAGCTAAAAAGTCTCCTGATCCAACAGTATACCAAACTGAAATAATTAACGGACCGATGTTGCCGTCGGAAGCTTTCTTAATTTTAGAAGGAGCATTTTTCCCAACACTACAATTAAAAGAGCAGCTAGCAGAAGTTGAAGGAGGTAAATATGCTAAGTTCCAAGATGCAAGTTTTAAAGGTATATTATCATTTAACGATAGAAACGAAGTAGAGTTTAGTACCATTCAGGATCTAAAACCAATAAGAAAATTCCCATTGCAACGTAATGACGATAAGCGAGGATGCGTAGAAATATGGGTAAAGCCTCAAAAAAATGATGAGGGCGTAGTTCCTAGAAATGTATACATAGCAGGAATAGACGTTGTAGATAAAGATAAGTCTACTACTGACTCTCTTCCGTCTATATTTATAATGAATAGATTAACAAGACAACTTGTAGCAGAATATACAGGTAGAACTTCTGAAGCAAAAGATTTTTATGAAATCTGTAGAAAACTTCTGTTATATTATAACGCTATAGGTATGTATGAGAAAAACCTTATCGGTTTATTTAATTACTTTGATCGCCATAAGTGCACATATTTACTTGCAGACACGCCTTATCAATTGCGGTCTTCTGATACATATAAACAAACTGGTAACACATCTAAAGGAATTAACGCATCAGCAACTGTTAACTCAGAAGGACGTAATATGGTTAAGTCTTGGTTACAAGAAACTACGTCGATTAATTCAGAAACTAAAATTTACGAAACTATATATTCTCCTGCACTTTTAACAGAGCTAGTTATGTGGAACCCACAAGGCAACTTTGATAGAGTATCTGCGTTAATAATGCTTATGTGGTTAGATTCTACTATGTATAAACAGACAGAAAAACGTGTAGAAGAAGTTAAAACATTTCTAGATAATGATTATTTTTCTCAGATGGGCGTTTTAAAAAAGAAACCTACTGGAACTATAGATTCAAATTTTTATTCATAGATTTGTAAAAATAGAAAATAATTATTATTATGGCCGACGCTCTAGATAATCAAGGTTATATAAATTTTCCACGACAAAAATTATCTGATACACAAAAGACAGATAAGTGGTATAAAAAGAATATAGACTTCGCAGAACATCTTTTAACATCTGATGTCAATCTTAGAAACAGTTTTAGAAATAAACGTATTAATTATAATCTACGTTCTAATGTAATCTCTCCTAGAGATTTTGAAAAATTTATTAATCCTGATAATTTAGATCTCGATTCACTGCCTGCGACTTTTCAACACATCGGTATTGAAAACACAAAAATTAATTTATTATTAGGAGAATACGCAAAGCGTAAGAAAGAGTTTAAAGCTTATATTTCTTCAGGCGATCAAGAAGGTATTTCTAGAAAAGAGCAAATTTTAATGGAACAGATTAAACAAGAGATGATGGGAATCATCCAGATGGAATCTATTTCCGAAGAAGAAATACAAAAAAGATTACAAAATCTTGAAAGATATAAAAATTACGAGTTCCAAGATATAAGTGAAATCGTAGCTAATAAAATCTTAAAAAAAGAATACAAAGAACAAAACTTTGATTTTGAATTCTTAAGAACATTTGAAGACTTACTTACAGCAGGTGAAGAAATAGTATATTGCGGTGTATTAGGAGGAGAACCTGTAATGCGACGAGTAAATCCAATGAACTTATATACTCTTGGCGGCAGCTCTATGTATATTGAAGATGCAGATATTATTGTAGAATACGGATACAAATCTGTAGGCCAAGTAATCGATGATTATTGGGATACTCTTAAACCAAAAGATATAGACTTCCTAGAAAAAGGAAAAGTAGACACTGCTATGGATGGTGGTGGAGGTGTTGGCTTAAATAGAGATATATCAATATTTGATTTCTATGGAGAAGCTGGAGCATTAGATATATTTCATCCTAATGAAGCAGGTGTTAGAACTTTTGCAGGTGCATTTGATACATACGGCAATGTAAGGGTTATGAAAGTATGTTGGCGTTCTAGACGTAAGATTGGAGAGCTAACTTATTTTGATGAAGAAGGTGTGGAGCAAAAAGATTGGGTTCCTGAAGACTACAGACCCAATAAAGAACTTGGAGAAAAAGTAAAATGGATATGGGTAAACGAATGGTTAGAAGGAACTAAGATAGCTGACCACATTTACACAGTAATGCGTCCTGTACCATTTGCTAGCAAATCATTAGTAAATAAATCTAAAGGGACCCCACCATATATTGGCTCTGTTAATTCCACAAACGATTATAAAGTCCAATCTCTTATGGACGTTATGAAACCTCTCGCTTATTCTTATGACATAGCTTACTACAAAAGAGAGCTCGAAATTGCCACGTATAAGGGGTCCTTTACTGCTATTAACTCTGCACTTGTACCCTCAGGATGGGATCCAAAAGAGTGGATGAGATACGTAACTGTAAATAAGTTTGCTTGGTTAGATCCTACTAATGAAATCCTTAAAGGCCCTGCCCAAGGTAAGTCTGCAGGACAATTTAATCAGCTTACTGCGCAACAAGTTAATATAGGAGATCCTAATGCAATAGGCATGTATACTAATTTACTAGTCGACATAGAAAATACACTAGGCAAGCTAGCTGGTGTTTCTGGAGCACGGGAAGGACAAATACAAAATAGAGAAGCAGTAGGCAATGTTGAAAGAGAAGTTGCACAGACATCTCACATTACAGAAAAATGGTTTGCTATAGACCAAAACTTTAGAAAAAGAGCATTAACTAAATTTTTAGAATGTTGTAAATATGCATATAAAACTAATCCTCAAAAAGGGCAATTCTTACTTGATGACCTTAGTCAGCAATTTATTACTCATTTCGATGAGTTTGCCTCTACAGAGTATGATTTACATCTTTCTAATTCTAGCAATGATACGCAATTGTATAACGACATTAGAGCGTTATCTCAAGCAGCTATTCAAAATGGTCAAGCAACTATTTCGGATTTAGTAGCTATATCGCAATCTGACTCTGTACAAGATATTGCTAAAAAACTTCAAAATTCTGCAGAAAGAATTAGAGAAGAAAATAATAAAATGCAAGAGCAACAAATGCAACAACAACAAGAAATGCAACAAGCTCAAGCACAACAAGCAGAAGCTGAAAGAGAATTCGAAATTAAGAAGCATGATGATGATATAGCTGTTAAGAGAGAAAAGATTCAAGCAGATATACAAATAGCAGCTATGAGAGAAGCTAATAATAATTATCGTACAGAATCAGGTTTATTAGATTCTGACGGTAACGGTATTGCTGACGAATTAGATTTACGACGAACAGAAGTTGAAGAGAAAAGGAATGATCAAAAAACACAACTAGATCAAGCTAAATTAGACGAGACTATTCGAAGTAATCAAGCTAAAGAAGAAATTGCTAAAGAAAAAATGAAGCTAGAAAAGCAAAGAACTAAAGCAATCAAAAACAAATAAAGCTATAGCACTATAGAACAAAGCTATAAATATAATCGAGTTTAATTATAAAAATAATTTTAATATTGTAACCAAATAAAGACAGCAATTATGAGTGAAGAAAAAGATGATCTATTTGAAGGACTTCAAATAATGTCACCAGAAGAGCTTAATTCAGTCGTGGAGTCTGAAGAAAGCGAAGAAAAAGAAGAAACAAAAACTGAGGAGGAGAACTCAGAAATGTTTCAACCTGTAGAATCAGAAGAAGGTGAAGGTGCTTATGAAAACACTGACAATCAAACTGAGTCTAAAACCGCTGCCTCAAGCGAGAGGAGTGAAGAAATTTATAAAGGATTGATTAAAGAATTAGTTGATGCAAATATTATCACTAGTGCAGAAGCTGATAAATTAGATGAATTAGAAGGGTCATTAGATACTATTAAAGAGTTAATGACTAAAACGGTTCAAACTAATTTTAAAGCAGCTGAAGAACAGTGGAAAGCTAACATGCCTGCTGCTAAAAAAAGATTCTTAGAAATTGAAGATGCATTTGATGAGACTGACCAAGCTATTATAATGGCACAAAGGTTAGAATTTTTTGACTCTGTAACAGAGCAATCAATTAAAGAAGATGAAAATCTACAAAAAGAGATTTACTACGATCTTTTAAAGTCAAAGAATTTTTCTAATGAAGAAGCAGCTGAAGCAGTGCAAGATGCAATAGAAGTTGGTAAGCTACAAGACAAAGCACTTAAAGCAGTACCTGAGTTAAAGAACCAAGCTAATGCAGTAGTTACAGAAGCTAAAGAATATAAAGCAGCAAGAACTAAGAAACAAATAGAAGAACAAAATAAAGCTTTTGAATCTTTAATTAATAATATAGATCAAAGAAGTTCTTTTATAGATGGTATCAACCTTAATAAAATAAGTAAGGAAAAAATTAAGCAGAATATTCTAAACCCTGTTTATAAAGATAATAAGACAGGAAGAGAATATAATAGTTTAATGTATAAGCAAACTAGAAACCCAGTAGAGTTTGAAATGCTTATAAATTACTATGATACTTTAGGACTGTTTAATTTAGATAAAGAAGGTAAGTTTAAACCTGATATTTCTAAACTAAAACAAGTAGCTAAAACAAAAGCAATTAATGAATTAGATAAAATAATTGCATCAGAAGATAGAAACGTAGGTAAAAATACTTCCGTAGAAACTTCTCAGAAAACAAGTAATATATTAGATATGCTCGATAGAGCAATGAAAAAGTAAAATAAATTTATACCGTTAACAAATAATACAAATCAAAAATGGCACAATTACTTCCATTACAAAAGTATGAAGCTAAAGATTACAATGGTCTTGTCACTGACAACCATTTCCATGCTTTGTACCAACAAAAGCCTCAATTGATTAGTAATGTAATTCGTGAGATTTACAAAACTAATTTACAAGGTAAATTGCGTGAGTTCTGTGATCGGTTCCCTGTTAAAGAAGTGGAACAAGAGAACGGATTCTACAACTGGATGTTGCAAGGACAACACGACAAAAACCTTCCTTTGGTTGATGCTGAAACTATTTCAGGAGCATCTATCTCAGGAGGAAACTTTCCTGCTAACGTAGGAGCAAACGGAGAGCGATTCTATTTAATCTTCGACGAAGCTTTATTTGAAGAAACTAACGTTCTTCGTGGTGAAGTTGATGATTATCATCTATTAGTTAAAAAAGCTATGGATGCAGGATCTCGATTTAAGTTTGAAGTTGAATTAGTTACTGACAATCCTACTAAATCTATTCCTTCTGAGGAATTAGCAATTGGTACACGTTGGTCTAAATTCTACTCACTTGCTCCATCTACACTTTCTTACCAAGGTTCTAAACCTTACTTCACATCTCCTTGGAGAATGGAAAACCGTCCATCTACTTTAAGAATGGAATATGAAGTAGCTGGTAACACTATTAACAAAGGTAAAAACGAACCTCTTGAGTTTGGATTTAACTACAAAGGTCAAACAGAATCTATCTGGATTAACTATCAAGATATGGTTGCTCACCACCAGTGTGAAGAAATGTTTGCTCGTATGTTGATGTACGGTAAGAAAAACTGGACATCTGATCACAAATACTTGAACAAAGATGACAAAACTAAATATGCAGTTGAGTCAGGTTCAGGTTTCTTTGAGCAAATCGCTCCTTCTAACGTACACTATTATAACACTTACGACCTTGATTGGCATCTTGAATTACTTCTTGATATGGGTGTTGGTAAAATCGAAAGAGGTAAAAGAACAATTCACTTGCTTACAGGAGAATTCGGAGCTATCGAAATCTCTAAGCAGATTAACGAAAAATCAGGTTCTGGTAAGTTTACTGTAATTTCTGATAAATTCTTGTTAGGAAATACTTCTTCAGGAACAATCGGTGGTAAAAACACTAAGAGTTTACAAGAGCCACAATGGAATGTATATGAGTGGTACAACGGAGTTACTATTATGGTTGAAATCCTTGATTTCTTCGATGATGATGTATACTTCCCACAAAGACATCCAGATGGAAAAGGTATCGTAGAATCTCACAGAATTTTAGCACTTGATTATGGCGATAACGCAGGTATCTACCGAGTTAAGCCAAAAGGAGTTCCAGATTACAATTGGGCGTATATCCCAGGTATGAGAGATCCATTCTCTCCAGGAGGAAAAAACAGTCCTAAAATGGTAGCTTCACGAGTAGACGGATACGAAGTACACTTCCAGAAATGGGGAGGTATGATGATCGAAGATCCTACAAAAGTTGTAGATCTAAGACTACTAGTTGAGAGATAGAATCTTGTTCATAAATAAGGTTAATTGAATACAAAAAAGGCTCCTTAGAGTTGATAGCCTAGGGAGCTCTTTTTAAAAAGAGAATTTAAAAGACAGCAAATAATAATAAAATGGCAAAGACAGCAGCAAAAGAAAAAATAACATATGGTAGCTTTCTACAAGATAGAGTAATTTCTATTAAACCTGTAGAGTCATCGGGAAAATGGAATAACTTACTTGTAAAAGGTCAGGATAAAAAGAAAGATCCTTTCTTGTATAACAAAGTAAAAAGAAGTTATCAAGTACCATTAAATAGCCAAATTAAAGGTGGCGGAGTTAAAGTAATATTGGATGATCAAAAAAGAGTGAGCATTCAAAAGTATATGGAAAGTTATCCAAACGGGATGACACAAAAAGAGTTCTTTGAAACAGAGTTGGGAGTAGATTTAAATCCTACTTTACCAACAGATAAAAACTTCTGGAGATCAGATAGAAGAGGTAGAGTAATTCTAACTAAAGAAGGAACTACTCTAAATCTTAATCGTCCTTTAGATATGTTGAAGTATTTAATTCTTCTTTCTAATAAGATGTTGGTTTCACCGTCTTATGATGAAAGAATTTTAAAAGCAACATACGAGTTTATGATTGTAGACGAAGATAAAGTAACTGTACAAAAATTAGCAGAAGCAAATGTAAAAGCAGATGCATATGTTAAGTTCGCAGAGATTACTAATAGCAAACAAGCAATCGTCGGATTCATAAAATCTTTAGGACGAACTATTCCAGCAACTGCTACAACAGATTGGCTTAAAAATGAAGTATTAAATGTTCTTGAAAAAGATCCTAATTATTTCTTAGAAATAGTCACTCATCCTCAGTATAATGATCGTATCTTTGTACAAGAGGCTACTGAAGCAGGAGCTATAATTAGAAAAGGAAACAAACGATATACTCTTGATAACGGATCAGAGTTAGGTGATTTAACAGATACAATTATGTATTTAAATAACCCTGATAATCAAGAAGTAAAAATGAGAATTAAAGCTAAAATAGATTTAAAACAACGTAATTAATGACTGCAAACGAAATGGCCGATATGTTAGAGGAGAAGCTAGACAGAGCTGATAGCTTTGGCTCTCCTGGTTACGAAGATTTTGATTTATCTTCCGTGCTAACAGAGGCACAGCAGTTATACGTTAAAAAGTTTTTTGATGAAGTAAACAACAGAAAACAAAAAGGCTTTGAGGAGACAGAAATTAGAAACCAAGGGTTGTCAGCATTAGTTAAAGATGCTAACAACCTTTCGGCTTCGGCAGACCAAGCGGGTGTGCTAGTAAATAATAATGTAACAGGTAAATTCTACGACCTACCAAGTGATCACATGTATACTATTTATGAAGAGTGTACAATTGATAAAACAGAATGTGACACTAACAATAGTATTATAGGATGGGTTATGGTAGTTGCTCACAATGAAATGCAAAGATTTAATTGGAGTAAATACAAGAAACCATTTTATAGACCTAATGGAGATTGTAGAGTTTGGCGTTCAGAGTTTAGTAGAGAAACTTCAGCATTAAATCCTGGAGATACTGAAACAGCTAAACGCCACGAACTATTTACTGATGGTACTTTTAACGTAACAAATTATCATATAAGATACGTTAAGAATCCAGAAAATATAAGAGTAGATAGAGCAGTTCCTGATGATCAAAGAAACTGTGAGCTTGACGAAAGTACTCATGTAGTAATAGTCGGCATAGCAACAGATTTAATGTTACAAAGAGTAAAAGAACAAAAAGTTCAAACAATTGAGAACTTTAGAGACTTAGAATAATAATGAATATTAATTTTTAAAAACAAAAACAAATGCTTAGAACCGCAGACAATGTGTTTAGTGTCGTATTAGACGATAGCACAAAACAAGCAGGAAACCTTCCAGCAGTTGGTACAGTTGTATCTGATTCTAACTTGGAAGAAGGCGCTATTGTTGCAGTAGATGCAGGAATGCGCAGAATGGATGCAGCCGCTTTAGCAGCAGCTGATCGTTACCGAATCGTACAAGGAAAAGGTACAGGAAAACAATTAATGATTTCTCCTATGATTACTAAAGCAAGTGCTACACTTTCTACTAGTATTCACCGAGTAGCTGTACAACAAGTATCAATTGTAGGATTTAACGGAACTACTGGTTCTCTTCCTGCAGCTAATTCAACAGATTACTTTATCAAAATTCGTAAGAATGATAATGATGCAGCTAACCGATCTCAACCAATGAGCCTTTTTGCAGGTCCTATTAAGAGTGATGCTTCTGCTACTCAAGAAGAAGTTGCTTTTGCTTTAGTTAAAAACGGACAAGCAAATTTTGCAAAAGAGCCCGCTAATGGTTATTTAAAGTTTGATGTAATTTCTGACGGTACTACCGCGGCTATTGGTACTGCTACATTAGCAGCAACTAATGGATCAACAGCTTTAACTTACTCTGCAGCTCACTCTTTAGCAGTAGGTGATTTAGTATTTATTGCAGGAGCAACTTATCAAGTAGCAGCTGTACCTACAACTACAACTGTAACGTTGTCAACTCCTTTTGAAGGAACAACTGTAACAGCTTTAGCAACAGGTACTACTTATGCTACTAACCACGGTAAACTTACAGCAGCTGCTAACTTTGGTGTTAGACTTACAGGTGTACAAGCTGACTTTGATGTAAACGCTTTCCGTGATTACTACGTTAACCGATTCACTGTAACTTTCTCTGATGAGTCAACTTTGATTACTACAACAGGAGCTCGTACAGGTTCTGGTGTATGGCAACAAGTTGCTATGGATGAGTACATGAGCTACGGATTTGAAGGTGAAAACAGCATGTTAGGTGTTCCACCACGAATGAGAGATCAAGCAGTTATTGAAGGAAACAAATACGGATGTATGGAAATCTCTTGGACAGAAGATATTCGAGGATTAGTTTCTCTTCAAGGAGGTAAAGGATCAGTATTAGTTTATGTAGATTTAGGTACAAGCGGGGCTTTCCCAGCAACTCAATCAACAGGTGAAGAACTTGTAGTTGATGTATTTGGATTTGCAGATTCTGATTTCGAAGAATAAGTAAATTCTCCACCCACAGTAGTCCCGCCATAAAATTGCTGTCTATGGCGGGCTACTATATTTTTTAATTAATAACTAAAAAAAACTAAATGGCACTCAAACCTAAAATTTCCGCATCTTTAAATAATAAATGCGATAAGATTACAATACAAGAGGAAACAGGTCCTTATGTATTATCTACAAATAACGGAGGTTGGGGAACGCCAAATATTGATACATCAGCAATTGTTTATGCTGATGTTCAATTTTTTAATAGTGACGAAACTCCTGATGTGCAAGCTTCGGGTACGGGCACTATATCAGGAACAACGTTCACAGACGTTACACATATATCAGGAACATTTAAAGTAGGACAAACTCTTACAGGTGTTGGTGTAGCAGCTGGAACAAAAATCACAGCATTACTTACAGGAACAGGATCTAATAACGGAGGTACTTAT